ATATATAAACAATTTGATTAGTTTTGTAAATATTAATATACATATTTTGTCTTAATATCAAGTTGATATTAATCTCTCTCCCAAGGTTTACTTTCAACTAATTCCTCAAAAGACATAACTTTCTTCTTATCAAGCCAGTCTTTTTCTTCTTGACCTAGCTTCATAGCAATTTCTACATACTCATCAATATCAACCTTCCACCCAAATCGCTCTTTTATAGTTTTCTTATTCCTCTCAATCATGGGTCTACCACCCAAAATATAACAACTAACAAGAAAAGCAAAAGAAGCAGGGTATTTGCCAGATTTAGAATACAACCTATATTTGTGATGTTGGCTAACTTGTTTTGGGAATGGGCCTATATGTATTCCCGGCGAAGTAGGAACAGCCCAATTCTCAAAACCCAACAACCAAGGCTTGATACCAATGTGCATATCTCCACCGCCCCAGCTAATTTTATGTTTAGCTAGTGCACCATATCCACCGAGATCATTCAACCAGAATGACCTCCTACAAATCCACGGCATACCTTTCCAAGTCATACGGTGAATAGTAGAATACATTTTGTCCCAGGGTCCTAACTCATCACCACCTATAGACATAGCCCTAGAATGTCTAGCATTACTCTCATGATGAGAGGCCCAAGAAATAGGAGCATGAGCAAAACCAACTTTGGAATCACCCTTCCTACTATTCATAAAATCAACTAAGCCACGTATCATATTATGACCTACTAACATATGACCATCAAGACAGAGGATATATTCTCCTCTAGCTTGCCTAACTGCCTCCTCTCTAGCGCTAAATAAACAGGGATAGTCTTGGCGAAATAACCTAACTGATTCATTCTGAAAATATTTTTTAGCTATAAAACTTCCATCAGAAATAGCTTTATAAATATCCCTATCACTATTATCAACAATAACTACTTCACCCCCACTAGGTACTGCTTTCAATTCCTCAAGAATTGACCTAACAGTTAGACAAAGCATTGCCGTATCGTTACGGTTAGATATGATGACACTAACTCTCATAGATTATGCCTGTTCGGTAGTAGCTAGGGTAGTAGGTGCTAGAGTAGTAGGTGGTGCACTAGTTCCAGTATGAGTATCTAAGTCTTGTACCGTATGCCAGAACATTCCATCAGAATATAGCAGAAGTGCATCACACTTACCATTCATAGTAAAATCACCATTCCAACATTCGCTATCATCCTGATCTTGGATAGTTACACTATTAGTAGCATCAGCATTCCTACAAACGATAGAATAGAATCTTCCCTTCGCATCAGCTACAGGAGGTAGGGTTATAGTAATAGCACCACTATCTCCATCAGCACTTGGCCTAACCACATAATCCCTAACACTCATCTCATAATCATCAGTAGGAAATACACTTTTATCCACAACAGTAGTTTGTTGTCTTGCTTTTTCTTCAAGAGCCATTTAAATTACCTCCAAATAGTTTATTCAGTTGCAGCTATCATATCATCTATTTCTTTCTGCAACTCAGATAATTTTTCCTTAGGTTTAGGTTTAGTTTTACCCTTTGTTTTCTTACCAAAACTCGGTTTATTACCTTTATTATTAGTAATAGCACCTTTTTTTAAATTAAGTAACTCTCTAACAGATTTTTCAGTTTCAGCAAATAGCTTTTCCAAATCATATTCTGGATGTTCAGCTATAATCTGCTCGGCCTTCATTCCAACAATCCTTCTCCTATCAGGTGTACCTAAATCAGGATTATTCTCATAAAATGATTCAGCGGCTTTTTGCATTACCATTTGTTGAGATATTGAGTGTTTGATAACATTAGGAATTGAATTAAGAACATTTTCTTTCAAACCTTTTCCCTGTTCAACACCTTTCTTATACACTTCATTTAGTATTTTGTTAAACACTTTAGAATCACTTGTTAAATCCTCCATATCTACATCACCAACAAAATCAATATCTCCAATAGGAGCATCAGTAGTTGGGGATTTAGTAGTTGGAGCATCAGTAGAAACATTACTACTATTGCCACCCATAAGAGCTTCTAATTCAGCAATCCTTATCTTAGCTTTAGTAAGTTCATCCTCTTCATCAGGTTCATTAGTAGTTGGAGCTTTTGTAGTAGGAGCATTAGTAATAACTTCATCCCCACCATCATCTTCACTATCATCTGATGTATCATCATCTATAACTTCATCATCTGGTATATCAGTAGTTGGAGCTACTGTCACACTACTATCATCAGGTTCATCAGTAGTAGGATTTTGATTATTAATGCCTACCATCTCATCTAATTGTTTCCTCAAATCATCATCACTCATTACAAATACCTCCTAAAACAAATTATTTGTTTAAGTTATCCAGTATACAAAGTTCTAATCAATTCTCTCCAATAACCATTAGAACCACCAACATTACACAAAATAAATACATCACCCTGACTTAGATTATACTCAGTAACGTGAGCTGGTTGATTTAGTCTAATAACTCCACTAGTCTCACCAGTAGCATTATGAGTAAATATTACATTATCATCTTCAGCAATAAATATCTTAACTTGACCAGCACCCCCACCAGTTATATTAGCTATATTAACAACTGCATCAGCTTGTACATTAACTACTTCCAACATTGCGGCAGATAAATCAATACCAACAGCTAAGCTAGTTACACCAGCACCAATAGTCAAATCTGTCTGGTCAAAATCTATACTAGATGTAAAACTATTAATCTCAGATCTAGCTTCTCTTATATAGCCAGCATGAGAACTAATTTCTTCTACATCAGTCGGTTTCGTTGCGTCTAATGTCATCTCCTCCCTCCTCCTCATCCAAATCTAATACCTCTATCATATTATCTATTATACCTAATACGTAAGTTATAGCTTCAATCCTACCATCTATTCTACCCTTATCTAATAAATTATCAACTTCATGATACTCACTTCTAGCCATCCTTATCCATATTAATAACTCTCTTCTGATGTCCTTAGCTAATACAGAATTTTTAAAACTAACTAAATCAGACCTACTACTTCTTATAATATTCTTACCTTTATCCATTTTAATTCCTCTAACTCCCAACAGGTACGATATTACCTCTCTCTAACTCTCTCTCAATTCCTTCATCACTAACTGTTTCAGTTTGTATTCTACCAACATTTCTCTTAAAATCTTCTATATTTTTAGCTCCCATCTCTTTAGCAATATATAAGAAGATTCTTGGAACATCTAATTCTTGATATAACTCTGGTACACCAACGATTGAGTTAAATAACCTCATTAGAGCTTCTGCATTACCACCTAAACCAGGAACACTACCATCTCTAACTACAACATCATAATCTACTAACAATTCATAAGGAGTAACTTTTATCCTACCTCCCATAGGTCTTAAACTCCTCTCCAACTCTTCTTGATACCTACCAACAGCTTTAACATAAACTTCTTGTTCCATTAGTTGTTGGGTGTTAGAGGCAAACATATACCCTATATCTTGCATTGCTTGTAATCCAATAATTCTAGCAACTCTTTCAAGTCTACTAATATTACCGCCCCTAGTTCCTTGAAACTCTGCTTTAGTTAATCTCTCCGGCCCTGCTTGTCTTAAACCCCCCATAACACTCTGATCTAATGCCGCCACTCTTTCCATCCATTGAGAAATATAAACTGAATCACTCAAATTAGCCCTAGTTATATCATTAACTTGAAGTTGTTGTACTACATTATTAACTCCCCTACCCCAAGCTGGCCTTCTCAACCTAATTACCTTTCCAGGTTTTGGGTCTTTTACATCGTTAATATTGACAAGATAAGGATCAACAACTAGCATATCATTAATAGCTTTTTTAACATTCTCTATATGACTGTTAAATAGAAAATCTAATATACCTTGCATCCCATTCATTAATTCTAATCTACTTATTGGAGTTGGAGTATACCCATCAAACTCAGGAGCACAAAGAGCTATATTAAACATATTATGATCAAAGTTAGCTGGCTTAGCTTTAATCAATACTACATCCCCAGCCAATTCAAAATACCACCTTTCAGGAGTATCTCTCTCACTAAGTTTCCACTCCTTATGTATCAAATCTACATACATAGATATTATATCTACCCTATTAGTCCCACCATACCAATTGCCACTCCTACTTCCCTTATTAGTCTTCCTCTCCCTCTCACTTTGATCAGTAGCAAATACAGATGTTGTATTATTAGTAGCTTTCAAGAACTTAACATTAA